GATTTCACTGCGAGTTGTGTAACCTGCTGCATAGTCACCCATTGCCGCGCGAAATGCGTGAACGGGAATTTTATCGGACGGCTCCTCTCCAGATGGAAACAATCGGTCAAACAAGTCTGCCATAATTTGCTCCTTACTGAGTTGGATCTGTACCGTTTAGAAACTCCTCCAGGTCTGTCCAACCATCACCATCATAGTCGCTGTCGGAGTCGTTTGGCGATCCTCGATCTAGATTCCCAAAATGCACAATCTCCCATTCGTCCGCCATACCATCGTGATCTACATCTGCATAGGGAGTGCCCGCAGCAAGCACCGGCCAGCCGCCCACATCGGACGGATCGTCGATGATTCTGCCAGTGCCGTTTCGTACATCGTCGACTATTCGCTCATCAACTGTATCCCGTCTATCTAGGAAAGTCCCGTCTGTCCCGAGATACTTTGATGCTCCAGAATCAGCAAGCACCAGACTGTATGCTTGACAGCTACTTGCACTTTCACAGGAATGCGTAGTCACTAAAGGCATATCATTGCGGCTTTGTACAACTGTCCCGCCACCCTTCAGAACGGCTGTCTCGGGATAACTTGAATCTGGCCGCAGGACAGGCGAGATATTGTCTTCGAAATACATCCGAACATCACCGCCGCGAAATTCGATAGGACATCCCCCGCTTGTATCTGGTCCCGGCTTCAAGTAGTTGCCGACAAAGTTAGCTCGCAACGGCCCGCCGTATTCCCCGTTGATGTGCATACAATCCCCATCAGGGTTATACGAGATGTTATTCACTATGTCAGCATCATATTGACACTTTATATAGGGCTGTCTGATGGCACTATGTGCGCCAAGATTGTGATGGTATGAGATATAGCCCGTCCCTGCATAGTACAGAAACGGCCCGGCTGAGTGACATCCCTCAGGGTGCACGCTACAGTCTAGCCCCTCCGAGAAAATGCACCATTGCAATGTTACGTCCTGCGCCCCGGTCGTCACGCTCGCAACCTCGTCGATGCCCCACGAGAAACTGCAATGGTCGATGATAACGTCGTAAGAGACGCTACCCGACACTTGCAAGGCGTGGAGTTGAGACGATGAATTAGGTGCTCCCGGTCGTGACCTGATGTAGCGGATTATGACATCGTGCGTTCGTATCCGCAGCGGGTCGCCGGTGTACGACGGATTGTTTTTGAGAGTAATTCCGCCGCCTGGAGCAGTTTGGCCCGCAATCGTGATGTACGGATTGCCGATGCGCAGGCATGACTCCAGCTCGATGGTGCCGCCGATGCGGAAAACGCAAACCCTCGCCCCGCTCTCCTCGACACATTGCCGCAAACTCCCCGGCCCGCTGTCGTTCAGGTTCGTGACCTCGATCACCATGCCGCCGCGACCGCCCACAGATTCGGCCCCGAACCCTTCCGCACCTGGGAATGCCGTGATACCATCAGGAGTCGGCCTCGGCGTTGCCGTCGACGTCGACGTAGCTGGAGCCGTAGGTGTTGGCCTCAACGTCGGCGTTGCCGTAGCGGGCGGCGTACTCGTAGCCGTCGCCGTATCTGTCGGTGTTGGTGGTATGCTCGTATGCGTAGCCACTACAGTCGGCGTGTTGCTTGGCTCAGGTGTTTCGGTCACGCACGGCGCACATGTTGCGCACGGTTCACAGGTTGCACATGCCTCACAGGTCGGACACCCTTTCGGCGTTTTGGTTGGCGGCTTGCCGTGCATCTGGGCTTCCCCAACTACCGCAACAGAAACCAAAAGCACTAGCACCGCAATGATGGAATAAACTGCTATGCTACGTTTCACGAGTCTCTTCCTTCCTGTCCATCGCTGTCGATCCATATTTCCACATCGCCGCACTTGATGAAAGCTCTGCGCTCCTGCGTGTGTCCGCCGAGCGAGATCCTGCCCGTCACCCGGCTGAAACACTCAAACGGCTGCCCGTCCGTGTCGAGCCACGCCGCGACCTCGCCGGTGTCGCGCATCACGAGACCCGCGCGTTTCGCCTGCTCCTGCAGCTCGCTCGCCTTCTCCAACCATCCTTGACGCTCAACGTCCAGGATGACGCGAAAGTCCTCTAGGTCGAGAACCAGGTCGGCGAAGATGGGCGGCGAAATAGTGTACGAGGTTAGGCTCATCATACCTCTGAATAAGAATAACTAAGATCACAGGCTCCCCAATTGCCGACACACGCGCTGCTCGTCACCTGCAATTGGTTCACGACGTAAGCCGTCTGGCATGCCGCTGCCGCGTAGCTCGCTGAGTCCCAGGTGTACTTGCTGTCTGAAGTCGCGTCACCCAGACTAGATGTCGCCACCGTCGAACCCGTCGGCGCGGTCTGCGCCGGGAACGTACCCCAAATCTCGAACGTGTTGACGTTGTTCGTCGGCGCGGTATGGATGCAGGCCGAAATCCATTTCTCGTATGAATACGCACAGTTGCTCGACGGTATCGTGATCGGATTGGAAATCCGCCAGGCCAGTGTATCTGTCGCCGCGTCAGCCGAGCCGAACGAGAACGACGCTGCGCTCCCTCCATCGGTGTTCGCGTCTGCGCCAGTCCAAACGTGTAACGTAACTGTTGCCGCCATTTTTACCTCCTGCTCATTCTATCGCCACCCTGCCGTCAGGATGGAGAAAGGCAATCATTTTCCTGTTAGAGCCGCTGACGATATACCCGCCATCGTCGGTCTTGGCCCCTATCGTCTCTTGCCAGCCTATCGCACACAGCGGACTGCCGCCGACGGACCGCTGAAACGCAATCCACCGGCGCAATCCGCCGAGTTGCACCCGCAACTGGTCGACGCCGTTTCGGCGAAGCGCGATTGCATCAGCGCAATCGAGTACGCCTTTCCAGCGTTGAACATCCCCCAGTCCGATCTCGAAAATCGAGCCGCCCGGAGCTTCTATTTTTAGTCGGGTGTCTGGCATTGAATTGCCCTCCCCTGCCTATTCGTCCGCCTATCAGCCGGTGTCGAATGCGACGATAGCGCAGGCGTTCGTCCCGCTCAGGTTGACGTACACGCCGCAGGCTGTCTTGAACGGCCCTATCATGTCCGTGCTCGTGCTGGCCGTCGTCTGCAGGCACCAGAAGTCTTGTCCCGCGACCGCCGAGTCGTCGTCGTAGAACGTCGCGCTCGCCGCCGAGTTCTCCGCCGTCAGACCGACCCAGACGTAACCCTGAGCCGCGACTGCGCTGCTACTATCGCAGATACTGCCCGTCGTTGGCGCTAGGAACCGTTTCGCCATTACGCATCACGAATGGCGAGATACTGCAACGTCAGCGTCGCGTCAGCGGTCGCCGCGCTACCAGTATTGAGGTACGTGACCTCTAGCTCGGTTGCCGCTGATGCACACGCTGAAGTGACGATCAGCTCCCCGCTGCTCAGATCGCCAGTCAGGAATACCTTGTGCCCCGTCGTCAACCCGGTGATAGTCGCGCACGCGCTCTCGTAAGACCCAGCGGTCGTAGACGTAGCTGTGAATGAAGCAGAACCGGCCAGGATCGCGCTCAGCGACGTGCCGCCACCGATAGAGGTAGTCAAAAACCCCGCGCTGGCAGAACCGACCTGCGTGATCTCGCCGTCCTCGTTGAGTTGCGTGTACGAGCCGGAAGACCCGACCCGCATGCGCTTCATGAACAGGCTCTTGCGCCTGATTTTGAAATTAGCGCCCATGTATTACCTCCCACGTTTCACCGCAGCGCCCCGTCAGGAGCGCCAGGAGTATGATTGTCGTGCCTATCGCCTACGATACGCAACTCGGCATGTAGTAGCCCGCGTCTGCCGATGTCACTTCGACGTCGTAGTTCGCCTCTGCCCGGATCGCGTCGGTCTTTTCCTCCTCACGGCGGAAGCGTTCGATAACCCGATTCTTCCAGGCAAAGATGTAGCCAGCTGCGGGAACCATCAGGCCCGCGTTGCCCGGCACCCATCCGAGCCAGGCGTTCTTGCCCCAGATGAACTCCATCGTCGGGCTACCGTTCTCAGCGGTCGAGGTGTAGATCGCATTGCCGACGAGCACTTTGTCGACCTCGAACAGTTGCGCCAGCAGTTCCAGCGACATCACGCCGGGGCTAGTGTACTTGATGCGGTCGAGCAGGTCCGGGTGGTTCTTCAGGTCAGTCCAGACGTTGCGCCCGATGACCATCACGTTAGGCTCGCGCCCGATGGTCGAGACGATAGACTCCCGCGCAGTGGCAACGTCGTCTAGCGGCTCGCTGGCGTCGTCGTCCCAGGTCGGCGAGGGTGTCGCAGAACCAGTCCAGGTCGAGGCCGCGAACACGGTGTCGGCCACGTCTTTCTCCATGAAGAGCAGGAGCTTGTCGGTGGCGAAGGTGGTCGCATCGCGCCTCGGTTGGAGCGGGCTGTCCGCGTTCGCCACGATCTCGTCCGGTACCAGTTTCGTCGCCGAGATAGGACGGCAGGCGTAGGTGCAGGACGAGATAGAATACTCGACCTGCGGGCCGCGCGTGCCCGGTGCCCTCGGCCCGGCCTCGTTACGGAACCAGGACCCCTTGTCAAAGACAAAGTATTCATCGCTCTGGTGGTTGACCGAAACGATGGGGAACACTTGGTCGGCGATATAGCTCTCGTTGCGATACGCGATTGAGACCCGCGTCATCGCGGTGTCGATGTGAACTTGTGAACTTGTTGGTTGTGCCATTCTATATCACCTCCCTAGCTCGCCGAATAGGCGCAGGCCCCGCCGGGACCGAGCCAGAACACGTTGATGATCGCGCTGCCGGAAGCCAGTGTTTCCCAGGCTACGGCGTTGGCGATGCCGCAGGACGAGTAGTACAGATGCCCGTCCGAGCCGCTGAGCAACCGGTGCCCAGGGTCGATGTCGCAGGCCGTCCCGCCGCCTTCGACCAGCGCGTGCACGACTGCCTTGGTGAAGCCGAAGGTCTTGACGCTCACTGCCAGACCCACCGCGTTCGCGTCGTCGTCTTGCTGAATGCCAAGCGGATACGGGTCGCTCGCACCACTCGCCAGCTTCACGTAGTCCGTGGTGCTGGCGGCGATGACGGCGTGATACTGATAGCTCGACATATCCGCGTCGGCATACTGCCCGATGGGAAGAATTCCGTCGTCAAAAGTCTTAGCCATTTCTCATATCCTCCCTAGTGTTTCCTGGCGTATGCCCCGGCCAGGTCGGGATGCTGCTCCATCGCCACGTCCAGTGCCCGCGCCCAGCCGACGTTGATGTCCTCGTCCGCGAACTGCTCCCGACGGATGGCTTCGACTCTGGCCTCGAACGGGTCGCCGCTTGCGCTGTCCCCGGCACCGCTGAACTGCTCGAACAGCGCGCCCTTCTCGATGGCCTCGTTCGCGGCTGTCAAGATGCCGGTCATTCGTGTGTACAGCTCGGCGTCTGTGTCGGCGATGGCCATTAGGTCGGCGGCGAACTCCTCGCCGGTACCCGGCAATGAACTGTACTGCTCCGCCACTTGTCCGAACTCGACCAGCCGTCGCTTGCGTTGCTCCTGCGCGAAAGCCTCTTCGACCTTCTGGCGGGCCTCGCGTTCCTGCTCCAGTTTGGCGGCGAACTCTTCCGCTACCTCGCGCTTAGCCTGTTCGACGACCTGCGCGAAGTCGACGGTCTCGCCTTCCTCGCTGGAGGTTTCGATTACCTCCGGCTCTGGTTCTGGCTCAGGTTCTGGCTTGGTCAATGCAGACTTGACCACGCCGACGAGCCGCGACCAGGCTGATTCGTTGACCTCCGAGACGCTTTCGAGTTCGTCCAGGATGGCCGCGAAATCCTCATTTTCGCTCATCTGTTCTACCTCCTGTTGTTCTGATTTGATGACGAAAAACGGCTTGCGATTTGCACCACGGAACACCAGGCCGATGCTCTCCACGTCTAGGTCTGAGAGTTCATAGGTCTCCTGTTGCTCCTGTTGTTCCATACCTCACCTCCCCCAAAAAGCAAAAAAGCCCCCGCCGCAGTTGCGACGAGGGCCTAACGCGCCTCGACAAAAAGAGAAGCCCGAACACAAAATGGTTCGGGCCTAACGCTCCTAGTGATATTATAGTATAAAATCTAGTTTATGTCAAGTGCTCACGGCCAAAAACAGCGGTTCACAGAATGGCCTGTTCATTCATCGTTTCTGCCCAAATCAGATAGAAAACGCCCGTTTTCAGGTATTTTTGCACAAAGCGCATACTTTGTTTTTCGGGCAACCCCTATATATGGGGGCACGCTAGAAACTACCCCCTATATATAGGGGATGGCAAGAAAATCTTGGTTTCTATGTATGATATAACCTTGCGTTTCTTAGAAACGCCCCCAGGGCGCTCTGTTTCTTGTCAAAGCAGCTAGCTATTAGCTACACGACTCAGCCGCCCCCATCCCCTCGGACTGAAGCCCGTTATCTCGCCGTCCAGAACTTGCTGCCACAGTTCGTCAGAATAGAATTTGACGCCAGCGCACCAAGAGCCAGGTAACACCTCCGTCTCCCGCTCCCCGTATTGCCACGTCACCGGCTCACGCTGAATCCAACATTCCACTAACTTGACTTCGTCATTACTCGCAATCCTGTCGTGATGCACGTCGAGCGACTGCACTCCCTCCATATAGCGGTGGCAAGTTGCCTCAATTTCCACCGCGCTCATCACGTGCCCTTGCGCATCTGGTTCATTAGGTTGCAGCACGACTCCGTAGGCAACGCGTTGTGCTTCATCTAATCGTACAATTGGGACTTCGTGCACGAACGCATCCCTTGTAGCCCCATAAGCCTCAGACAAAGCCGCCGCATCGTGCGGCAAGACGACCTCTTCATCCCTGTACGTTATGGTTATCGTGAACTCGCCAGAAGAATCTGATAAAATATTACTCAGCGATACAAAGTTGTCGTTGGTATACGTCTCCCACTCGCCGTCTGACCAAACGTTCATCCGTCCACCAAAAAACGGATAGTTCGTCAATGCTAGTCCTGCAAGCACATTCTTGTATACCTTGCCAGTACGAGGATGCGTCCACTCCCATTTCGGCGGCAGCTCTGGCGAAACATAGAGGAACTTTTGCTTTGCCTCATCATCCACATCTATCTCGCCGCATACTCCCTCGTCACCAATCCACAAGCGCGTTACTTTACCGATACGCCCACTAGGTCGGTCGTGTTCGCGGTTGACGGGCACGTCGCGCTCTAGGACATTGGCCTCGAAGTTGCGCACCATTTCCTCAGCGTGTTTCGGTGTGAATTCACGCCACACGCCGTTACGGAAAAATTTACCAAATGGAAATATGAGCGCGTTACCAAACCCTTTCTCGATGGCAACGTAAAACCTCTCGGACGCTTGCTCGTCCACCGCGCTGCCGCCTGGCTTTAGTTTCGCTCCGCACTCCGGGCACTCCATATCAGCGCAAGGAACCCCAGCCTCGTGCGGAACCTTATGCCCGCACTTCGGGCATTCGCACGTATCCGGTCCGCCTATGCCCTGGCGCGGGCCGCCGACGCCCTGCCCCTCACCACGCGCGAACCGCTCCCTGGGCGCTGTTCGCCTGTTCATCGCACCCAGACAAGCCGCTATCGCTTCCGCTTCCAATTCTTTGCGTGCGTCCTCGCCCAAACTCTCCCAGTCCCCATCACGCAGCACGGCATTCGCCGCTGCTACGCAACGCGCCTTGTCCGCTCTGCCCTTGTTGCGGGCGGGCGGCGGTGGGTTGGCTATCGTCCACGGCATAGTCTACTCCTCCTTGCGTTTAAGTTCATCCTCTCCTTACCCATCGTCCTCTTATCTTGTACTCCAACCAGCACCTACAGTTGCCGTTGCACTGCACATTCTCGGTCGGCACCGCGCCGCCTGTCTTTGCAAGCAACGTGTCCGTATTTTCGTATTCGCCCGCATATTCCAGGCAATCGGGGCAGTGCTTCGCCATCGGGTGCAGTACCCACCGTACCGGCACCGTGCTCAGTTCCGGGTCTTGGCGCAGCTTGTCTATCACGCCGCGCATGATGAGCGCCCAGAACGCGCCCGCGTAGGTCGACACTCTGGCCCTGAATACGCCGAACAGTGCCGCCAGGCTGGGCGCGTCGTCCCGTATTATCGGCTCCTCCGCCACCGCCGCCCGTACCTT